TAGTGTCATACTATAAACTGAATTTTGCCTTGATGCAACACCATAAATATAGTTTGACGGAGCTTGAAAATATGATACCATGGGAGAGAGAAATATATGTCTCTTTGCTCCAACAACATGTAGAAGAGGAAAATTTAAAAGCACAACAAGAACGTAATGGATGAGGAACAGACTTTAGCATCACCGATAGCAGGAGGAATTAACGCTGTTAGAAGAAATATGTCTTCTGGACTTTTTGGTTCACGAAGACAAAATCAGGTGCCACAGTCAGATTCAATTACAACTAATTTACTAACAAATCAGTCATTAGAATTAAAATCAGTATCAAGACAATTAGAAGTTATATCCAACCAGATGACAAATATTAATGCCTCATTGAGTGGTGTTAAAGAAAGTTTGGCTCTATCTGATTCAATTGATAGACAAAGAGAAAGGGCAAAACAAAATCGTGAAAGAATATTAGCGGAGCAAGGATTAAGAGAAGGAAAGGAAAGTGAGTTAGAGAAAAAAATACAAACTGCATTAGTGAGTCCAATAAAAAGAATTGGTGAAAAAGCACAGGGAGTTTTATTTAATTTTCAAAAATTCTTTTTATTGCTTGCAGGTGGTTGGTTAACAAATGTTGGAATTGATTTGATCAATGCTCTTGTTACTGGCAATACAGATCAGATTAATAAACTTAAGAATAAATTCACCATTGGATTAGTTGCCATAAGTGGCACACTAACTGCTCTCAACGTTGGTATTAAAACCATCTTTAGATTATTAAATGTTTTTGTTGGTAGTGTTGCAAGATTTGCATTTGGTGGTTTTGTCGGAAATACTTTAGCAGGATTAAGACTATTTTTAAGGAATATTGCAGTAAAAGCTGGTTTGGCAGCAGCAGGAGGAGGTTTTCTTGGGGGCACTACAGCAACTGCTGCTGCATCTGGTATTGCTGGTGGTTCCATAGCATCTCGTTTTGTAAAAGGAAAAACCCTTAGTAAAATACCAGCAAACAAAATAGTCAATTTTACCCGCACACCAGCATTGACTGGAGCAGGATTTGGACAAAGATTTTTACCACCGAACGCAGCATCACGAGTGACAGTTGGATCTGGAAAGAGTGGGTTTCAACTTTTTAGTGAAGGTGCAGATAAAATAACTGCAGCAGGTAAAAAAGGTATATTCGGTAAATTACGACAATCGGGAGCAAGTTTTAGTAAATTAATGACAGGTGGAGGAGCAACAGCATCCTCAAAAATAATTACAGAGGGAACAGAGAGAGTAGCGAAGAAAGGTTTGATGTCCGCATTAAAAAAATTCGCCTCTAAGGGTTTAGGAAAATTTTTTAAAGGTTTTGGACCAGTAGGTGCTTTAATAGAATTTGCTATCAATTTGTCACAAGGAATGGGAGTTGGAGAAGCTTTAGTTGAAATTGCAAGATCATCTGCATTATTTGCAATAGGTCAAGCTTTGATACCAATTCCATTTGTTGGTGGAATGATAGGTATATTTCTTGGTGATCAATTATTAAATTCGTTTGGTAAATTAATACAAAATGTTTTTGGATTTAAATTACCGAAAGCGATAGTTGGTGATATTGATGGGGGAAGTAAAATTGAAAAAATATTAGGACCTGATGATTATGAAATGAGACCAATTTCTTCAACAGAGGATAATATTTCTGCAATATCAAATAATAATGATAAAATTGCGGATAATTTAATAGAGGAAGATTCTTCCTCTGTAGCAGTAATTCAAGCTCAAGGTGGGGGAGGAGGAGGTACGTCAGCACCCCAAATGACTGGTGGTAAAGAACCTAATGCTTTACCTTCGATAGCTTTTAATACAGGTAATCCTCATACATTATTTGCTGTATCACAAATAGGGGTGGCATAATGACAGTACAAAGACAAAGAAATTCATTAAGAAGGTCGTCAATAAGTATTAATGTAATACGTAATTCTGTATCAGGATTATCAAAAGGATTATTAAATATTGGAAAAAGAACAAGTGAAATATTAAAAATAACAAGGGACTCAAATTTATTTAAAAAAACTTTAAATCGAAAGGATGATAATTTTTTTCGTAAAAGAAGAGAAAATGTAGCACGAAAACAAAGAGAAGATGAATTAGAGGCTGCATCAGTAACAGGTGTTGCAAAAACAAAGGGTAGTTTGATACAAAAAAGCACGAGAGGATTTTTTGGAAGAATTTTAAATTTTTTAGGAGTGCTATTATTAGGTTGGGCACTAGAGAATTTACCTAAATTTATTAATGCGTTCCAAAAATTATTCAAACTTATAACTAAAGTAGTTGGTATAATGAGTGGTTTTATAAAAGTCATTACAGGTTTTCTTACTGCAATAGGAACAGGAATTGCAAATTTTCTTGGTATCTTTACAAAGATAGATTTCGCTGAGAGTGCAAAAAAAATACAAGAACTAATACAAAAAGGAGCGAATGGTTTAGTAAAATTAAATCAGGAATTTTTATCTGGTATTGCAGGATTTTTAACTGATGAACAAATAAGTGGTGCTGCGTTAGAGGGAATAGAAAGTGAAATAGGCACATCTGCATCTCAACAGGAAGGAGTAGAATTTGAAGGGAGACCCATTGATACTGAAGAAAATCAAGAAAATGAAGAAATAGAAACAAGAGATAATGGTGGGGATGTTGTTAAGGGAGAACCATATTTAATAGGTTTAAATCCGATGACTGGAAAACCTGATGAGAGAACAGAGACATTTTTTCCAGATAGTGATGGTTTCATAGCAAGTAACAAAGATACAACTGACTTAATACAAGGTCAAGGAACTAATGTAAACGATGAACAACTATCTCAAACTATAAGTAAAGAAGATGCAATCAAGGAGAGTGATAAATTTGTTAATGATTCATTAGAGGGTGGAATTGAAACATTACTAGGTTCAAATAAAAATCCTCAAAAAAGTAATGAAGAATTACTTCCAAAAAATGAGTTTGAAAATAGCATTAATGACGCTAACAAATTTTTTAATAAGTCAGGGAAAAATAAAATACAGGCAAAAATAGATGAGGAAGTAACACCGACTAAAAAAGAAATTCCAAATTTAAAGAGAAATAATAAAAAAAATAAAAATCAAGTTATAATTGTTGAAAAAATAGTAAGTACACAATCTTCATCCACTCCTGTAGTAAATAGTAGTACAAGTTCAATACCTTCAACAAAAAAGTCAGATGTATCGACTTTTTTACAGTTTCAAAGTGTAAGTAATCTAAAGTACACCTAATGTCAGCAATAGATCCAAGTGTATACGAAATATTTTCAATTAAATCAGCTAATGGTTCCAAAACAGTTGATTTGAGAGCTGGTGTTATAAGTTTTAGTTATTTTGAAGATGTGTTCTCTCCCATGGTGACAGCAACTGTTTTAATTTCTAGCACTGGTGGTGTTATGAAGGATGAAGATGGTGACTCTGTTTCAATGTATAATGGTCTACCATTGAGAGGTGGTGAAAGAGTTTCCATAAAAATACCAAGTAACTCAGATAATAATATTGATTTGGAATTTACGGAAGAAAATGATAGAGAGTTATTTGTTGCTTCAATTACAAACGTATTAATCAGTGCAGAAAGTGAATCATTTACATTAAATTTAGTATCAAGAGAGGCGATATCAAATGAAACATCAAGAGTTGGTAAAAAATTTCCATCATCTGAACCTATATCAGACAGTGTCAAAGAAATAATAGAAAAATATTTATTAAGCAAAAAAGAAGTGACAGTGGATGAAACTATGAATCCATATGGTTTTTATGGAAATATGAAAAAACCATTCACCATACTTACATGGTTGGCATCAAAATCAGTGCCAGGAAATTCATCAGGTCAAAGTTCAAGTGCTGGATATTTTTTCTATGAAACAAAAGATGGATATAATTTTAGATCAGTCGATACTTTAGTAACGCAAGAACCTTTTGCAGAAAAATACACATATTCACCTGGTGTTGTTGATAATCTGGATCCTAGAAAAGATTTTAAAATTTTACAATATAGTGTTAGTAGAAATCAAAATTTGATTCATAACTTAGAGAGAGGAGCTTATTGTACATATCGAATGTACTTGAACCCCGTAACATTTAGATTTACAACTGTAGAGCAAGGTTTATTTAAAACATCTGATTATGCAGATAAAATGGAGAATTTAGGAGAATCGTTTGAGGTAGAATTAGCACCAGTCGATGATACTGGTAAAACATTAGCTGATATTCCCAGTAGATTCATGACAGGAGTTTTAGATTTTGGAATCACAGAAAAAAAAGATAAAAATTCAAGGAAGAAAAATGCTGATCCAATGGAATATAAATCTCAGGCAATGATGCGTTACAATACAATATTCACAAATAATTGTACAATGACAATACCTTTGAATACAAATTTAGTCGCTGGCGGTTTGATAGATTGTCAATTTGCCAAAATTACTACTGACGAAAAAAAATCTATTGATCAGAAACAAAGTGGTCTATATATGATAAAAGAATTAGTGCATTTTTATGAAAGTACAGGTTCATTTACTAAGTTGAAATTAATTAAAGATACTTTTGGAAAGAGGGAAAAATGATAGAAAATAATCTGTTTAATAGTGGGTTTCTTGGTAGAGATGGTTTTCGTTGGTGGATTGGTCAAATTCCACCAAGAACAAGTTGGTCTCTTACGGGAAATCGTAAACCTGATGCATGGGGTAATCGTGTCAAAGTTCGTATCATGGGGTATCATCCTCAAAATAAAACGGAACTTAAAGACAAAGATTTACCTTGGGCAACAGTAATATTACCTACTAATAATGGATCTGGTAAGGCAGCATTCAAAAAACCAATTAGAGTAAATCAGGGAGATATTGTTGTTGGATTCTTCTTGGATGGTGATGATGCCCAACAACCTGTAATCTTTGGTGTTATAGGTAATTCAAAATATGTTGTCAATAAGAAAGGTGATAATCCATTTACTCCAATGTCAGGTTTCACCCCAGATAATAAACCAGAAGGTAAAAGGATTACAGAAAAAGGAAGTGAGGTAAATGATGATAGCACTGATACAAGTCAACCAGTTTTAGATCTTGAAAAAGAAAAAACCGATAAACTAACAAAAGAAACAGGAACACAACATCGTTCTACGTCCGATGTAATCGGTCATTGTGTTGCAAACGCTGGAACAGATGCTACATCTGAAATGAAATCGTCAATAAAAAATTTATCAAATCAAGTTAAAAATTCCTCTGCAGGTAGCAAATTTGGATTAATATCATCAGCATCCAAACAGATTAAAAACGTCTCAAGTAAATTCACACGAGGTATGACAAAGGGAGCCTTTACGTCTTTAGCACCTGTCCTGAATGGTGGATTGGATAGTATGTACAATAAGGTTTATACAAGTACTTTACTAGCAACAAAAAATACTGCGATTGCAAAGAAATTCGGAACTGCTGCGATTACTGCTATGGTGCCTAATATTGATGCATTAGCTTCAAAATTATCATGTGTCAATGAGGCATTAGGAAAAGATTTATTACCAGATATAAATTCATTGCTTACAAATTTTGTTGATAATGTTGAAAATCCAACAGATTGTATGGCAGAACAAGTTACTGGTGCAATTTTTAATAAAATTGTAAATGGTATCGGGAGTAACTTAGCACCTGAATTGGGTGGTGTAAGTAAAATACTTGGTGGATTTGATTTAGTAAGTGATTTAAGAGGAAAAGCAGAGGGATTATTTGGAGTTCAACAAGCAATAAATTGTGTAAAACCACAAACAAGTGATAATCCAGCAGCGATATGGTGTTTAGGTAAAGGACCGATGAATATGCCTGGTGTTGCTGCAGAAAAAATAATGAGTATCGCAAACGCTGCACAATCGTTACAAGAGGCAGCAGGAGCACCAGGTGGTATATTAGGTGAACTTGGTGTATTTGATTTCATGAATCCAAATGTAAGTTCACCAAATTATGGTGGGGAATGCTCTGCTGCACCACCACAAAATTGTAATGGTGTTCAAGTAAAAGTATTTGGTGGTGATGGTCAAGGTGTAGAGGCAGAACCTATAATTGGTGATGCAGTGGGTGTAGGGACACAAAGGACTGGAAGTTTAATAGGTGTCAAACTTAATAATACTGGATCAGGATTTAGTGAACCACCTGAAGTAGAGATTACTGATAATTGTAATCAAGGGTATGGTGCAAATGCAAGAGCAATTATTGACTATGATCCATCTTCACCAACATACCAGCAGGTCACAGACATTTATGTTGTTACTTCTGGTGAAAATTATCCAATTATTGAAGAAAATACAGATGAGAAAACTTATGTAGTAGATCATGTGGTAGTTATTAATCCAGGACAAAATTATACAAATGATGATATTATAACAGATAATGTTGGTAATGTATATGAAAAAATATTAGATACTAATGGTCGAATATTGAATGTAATACCTCCAAACGCAAAATTAGATAATGTATTACCCGTAATTGGATTCCCAGTGTTAAATATTGAAACATCTAATGGTTATGGTGCTATTATAAGACCACAAATTGCACCAAGACCAGATTATCAGGGTGAGATTAAGCAAGTAATTGATTGTATTACACCTCGTGATGGTCTTATTGGATTTGTTAATGGTGATCCATATTATGGTCCATTCCATGTTCACCCTACAAGAGGAGTAAAAATGGTTGGTGCTGCTCATACTACATCCCCACATTCAATTATCTATGATACACCTGCTGAAAGTAGATCGTCATTAAGAACTGTTTCATCAACATCTACAACTATTAATAAGCAAATAACATCAACATCTCAATCAACACCAAGTAATGAACCAGTTACACCGATAGAAATGACAGATACACCTACCACAACAACGTCAAACGATTCGTATCAAGCACCACCATCATCACCTCCTAGCAATCCTCCAAGTTCACCACCTCCAAGTTCACCACCTCCAAGTTCACCACCAAGTGGTGGTGGAGGTGGTGGTTATGGTTACTAATAAATATTACAGGTAAAAAAAAGATATGGCAAAAAATTCTTCTTCATATAATTGGTTAAAATACACTTTTGATGAAACTCCTTGTTACAAATTTAATTTTTGTGATCCAAATGTTGATTATGGTGGAGGTTCAATCGCAAGATATATTTTTGAGCAAAACGATCAAACATCATACTTAGGATTATCTAAAGCTGGACAATTAAATATGTTGAATGATGATACTGTAACTATAGCAGGTGGTAATACGAAGAAGGGTGGCACATGTGTGAATATAGTTGGAACAAATGGTGATATTAATATTACTGCTGACAAAGATGGGACTGTTAATATTAAAGGTGCTAAAAAAATTGTTTATGATTCTGCGGATATGGATTTTAAATGTGGAAATCATATAAATTTTAAAGCAAGTAGTATACATTTTGATTGCACTAGTTTAAGCACAGATGCATCTATAGGCAATCTAAGAGTCAGAGATGTATCATTTGCAGGTTTATGCTATAAAAATTTACCAGTCGGTGAAAATGCATTAGATAATTTAAAATCTGATGTTTTAAAAGCGACAAAAGGTTTTCAAGAACAAGCAAAAGATTTTTCAAAACAAGCAAAAGATTTGATGAATGATCTTCCTACAGATCAAATAAGCGAAAATCTAGGTAATGTTGCACAAAATTTTAATCCAAATGATTTATCCTCTGCATTAAATAATTTTCCAGGTTTCGGGGTGTAATCATGCCAGGATTTAAAAGGGGTGAAGTTCCAAATCCTAGTTATGATAGAAGTGATGTAAATCAGTTTAGTCAAATTAGTGAATTTGCAAATGATGTTTATGTGTATGGTACATTATATGCTGACATTTCAGGTTCTGATATTGATTTTGGTGAAGTTACAACTTTTGATGATGTAGAAATAAAAAATAATTTACTTGTATCTGGATTATCAACATTCATAGGTGCAACAGACGTTGAGTATCTTACAGTTTATCAAAGATTCAATGTTGGTGCTGCTGGTACTGTATTTGTAGCGATATCTTCAACAAGTGATCCAGATGGTCAGGTTGGTGGTCGTGTGGGTATTGGAAGTACTCAACCTCAAACATTTTTTCAAGTCGGAAATAAGGATAGTTCATTTGTAATTGATAATTTACAATCTGCTAATGATCTCATCACAAACATAAGTGATATCATCCCATCTAACACAATAGCAGTTGGAATTGGAACCACACAACCTAAACAGAGATTTCAAGTCGGTGCAGGAAAAACTACATTTGTCGTTACTGGATTTGGTACTGCAGGTTTTGGAACTGCAAATCCTGGTGACTTTACAGGTTTTGACATTCAATATAATGAATACACAGGCAATATACCGCAACAGGGAAGATTACAAGCTGATTTTGATGGTAGTATTCGAGTAGGTAGAAACATTTACGATTCCGCAGGTTCACCAGGTGGAAATGGTTTTTTCTTACAAAGAGATGAATTTGGTATAAGGTGGGTATCATTTGAACCAGATTTCTCAGAGGGTATTTTTATACAAGATGAGGGTGTTGATATTCCCATCACAGGTATTGCACAGTCTTTTACTAAATTAAACTTTAAGCAAATTAATAGTAATGGTATAGGGAGAGATACTGTAATTCCTATACCAAATCCATCAAATCCAACTTTTGTTGCAGATATACAAACTAAAGATTTTTGGGGATTTGTAGGTGGTGTTAAATCAGATGGTTCGCCAGCTGATGACGCAGATAACATTTATAGAATGTCAAAAGTTGGTATCAATAATAATTCACCATCTGCACAATTGGATATTACAGGAACTCTACATGTGACTGAAGACGTAGATTTTGATAAAGATCTTAATGTCGATGGAGATACTGATTTAAATGGAACTTTAGATGTTTCAGGAATAAGTAATTTTAACGATGTGACAAATTCTTCATCATCAACAACAGGAGCAGTGATTGTTGATGGTGGTGTTGGTATTGCAAAAAAACTTTTCGTAGGTGAATCAGCAAATATATTAGATACGACTCAAAGTATAAACGATAGCACTGGAGCACTAATCGTTGATGGTGGTGTTGGCATCAAAAAAAATGTTAATATTACAGGTAATACAGTTGTTGGTGGTAAATTAGATGTAAATGATACAACAGAATCAACTAATACAACAAGTGGATCAGCAGTAATTGATGGTGGTATAGGTATAGCAAAAAATATAAACATAGGTGGTGATGGTGTTATTGCAGGTAGATTAGATGTAGATGATGATACTCAATCTTCAAATACCACTACAGGTGCTCTAGTCGTTGATGGTGGAATTGGACTTGCGAAGAATTTAAATGTTGGGCAAAATGCAAAAATAGTCGGAAATCTTGAATTAGACGCTCGTATAATTGACTTTTTTGGTAATAACGGTGTTGGTGTGTGTAAAACCGATTATCGTTTATCAACTTTTGACACTGATGTAGGGGCAGGTGTATCATGGAGACCGTCAGGTGTTCAAACAAGAAGAACGTTATGGGTGACAAAGAATGGATGTGATACAAATAGTGGATTATTAGAGGGTGATGCAAAACATACGATTGGTGCTGCTGCAGCGATAGCAGAAGAGGGTGATACTATAAGAGTTAGATCTGGAACATATGTTGAAGAGAACCCAATTGGTCTTAGAAATGATGTAGCGATTAATGGTGAAGATTTAAGATTAGTATTGCTTATACCTAAAAATAAAAATAAAGATTTCTTCCATGTTAGAAGAGGATGTTTAATCGAGAATCTTAGTTTTACTGGTCAGGATTTTGTAAACGATGATCATTCTAATTGTGGTGCTGTTGCATTTCCACCAACACAAGCAGATATAGATGCTGGATTTGAATTTCAAGCGGTTACTGGATTTACTGACGTAGGACCTGCTGACGAGGGATCATCAGGAAGATGGAGATCACCATATATTCGTAATTGCACTAATTTTATGAGAAAAAGTATTGGTATGAAAATAAATGGGGATCATGCAAATGCAAATAATAGTGGTACAAATAATTTAGGGCAAGACCTCAAATCAATGGTATGTGATTCATTCACTCAATACAATGAAGCAGGTATTGGTGTATCATTATCAAATAATGCTTATGCACAGTTAGTTTCAATCTTCACGATATGTTGTGAGGTTGGCATCGCTGCTACATCAGGTGGACAATGTGATTTAACAAACTCAAACTCATCATTTGGTAACATAGGATTATTGGCAGATGGATTTGGTGATATTGAATTTGAAGGCACAACTTTTGGTTCAATATTAGGTGGTACTGATTCTGTCATTACTAAGAATATGAAGGATAATCTTAACAGATTTAGAACACCTTTTGATGGGCAAGGTGCCTACTTCCATTTGAATATGAGTGATTATCCTGATAGCACTTCCTCTTCTATAATTACAAAACCACTTGAGTTAGTGCGTGGTATTAGAGTTATAAATGGAGGTGCCAATGAGGATTATACTGCAGCTGCACCACCAATTATAACATTGAGTCAACCACCTGATGGTCCAGAGTCTATTTTACCTGAATTTTCCCCCAATGTGAGTGCTGCAGGTACAATTACATCAGTAGATGTCATAAACAGTGGACGTAATTTTCTACCTGGTCAACCATTAACTGTAAATATTTCTGGTGGTGGTAGTGCTGTATTAGAGGTGGACATGGATCCAATATTATTTACAGTAAGTGAAGCATCAGACACGACAACGGTGGCAAATAATGGAATATCAGGAATTTCTACAATTACATTTAATGAATTTATTCCTTATCCCATAGCAGATGATGTTAAAATTGAATTGGTTAGATTAAGTCGTATCATTACAAGTTCCCATTCATTTGAATACATAGGTTCTGGTAATGACATAAATACAGCTAACCCATTCCAAGCAGGTAAACCAAAACCTGAAAATGAGGTTATTGCAATCAACGGGGGTCAAGTTCCGTTTACAAGTACAGATCAGAAAGGTAACTTCCGTATTGGTGATGGATTGACAATTGATCAAACCACATCTACCATAAGAGGAAGGGACTTCAATAGAGCGATACAAGCACAACTTACTCCACTCATATTAGCATTAAACTAAATGGCGATAGCACCAGTCAATAAATTTATCAATATAGCAGTTCCTGTTGCACCTGGAAAACAGAAACTTTATGAGGTTCCTACTGGTACGTCTGCACTTTTGTTATATCTCCAAGTTGCAAATGTTGGTATTGGAACTACATTCCCGAAAGTAACATTTACACAACAAAGAACTCAAAGAAGCACAAATAATAAAAGAGAGGTTAGAGTAATAAAAGATGTCGAGATTCCACCAAATGATGCAGCAATTATTGTTGATGGTAGGTTAGTTCTTGAAAAAACACCATTAGTTCTCGATAAAATTTTTATAGAGGGAAAACAACAGCAGGTAGGCATCATCACATTTGTGGATTATCATGAACCTTCTGGTATAGTGTCTATCACTACAAAAGATAATCATCCATTTAAAGCAGGAGATCCTGTTACTCTTGCTGGTATTGCTTTTTCATGTATTCCTACACAAACAGGTATCACAACAGGTATATTTCCTGACCCGATGCAATCATATATTGTTGATGATGTTCAAGGTGTTGTTGGATCCTCGAAAACATTTTCAGCTTTCATTGGCGGGTCTACACCAATCGGTATATCTGGCAAGGATTACTCACACTTTTACATGACTGCTATTCATTATTATGAAAGATCAAAACCTCTTGCGATTGAGGTTGTGACTGCTGCAAGTGGATCTGTGCAAAATCAAATTACCAGATCATCTAGTGGACCAGTTAGAGCAACTGCAAGCGTAGGCGACGGAAATCGTAATGGTGGTGCATTGCAGGGTACTTTGACTATTACAAATGGTGGAGCAGGTTACTTATCTGTGCCTACGGTCACTATTACTGGAGGTGGAGGAAGTGGGGGCACAGCGACTGCAACAGTCGTTAATGAGGTTGTAACTGAAATAAGTGTCACTGGAGGTAGTAATTATAGTTCAAATCCTACAGTAGAAGTTGCTTTACCAACAGGAACAACAACATATGAACCATCAACTGGAAAATTAAGTGTCCTATCTGTGAATCATGGATTCCAAACACAGGATATAGTAAGATTAAAACCAGAGAGTTTTGCATTTTTTTGTGCTACAGGTGGTTCAAGTGTTGTTAAAAAATATCCTCGTGCATCTGGAGAAAACGGAACTAGTAGTGGAGCTTCCAATAACACTGGAAAACCAGATTTTGCTTACAGTCGAACACTTCAGGTAATCAGAGTTCATCCAAATCGTTTTGAGTTGTTTATTGGTTCATCATCAGATACATCTGCCCATACTTATGTACCAGCATCATCTTTAGCAAATAATGTTATCAAACTTGGAACAAGGTATAATGTTGAGCATGCAGTATATTATGGTGGTGGTGATAACACTCCAAATGGAGTATCCGATACTAAGGTTGTTGAAGGTATCACTTTAGCAAGAGGACAAATCAATATTAAGACGGAGGGAAATCATAATCTTGATACTGGTGATAAGATTAGAATCGTTGATAATAGTATTTACTTCACCTGCACCATGGATAATCGTGAAACAGAACATTCTTATCCTCGTGTAACCGATCCTGCTTCTCATGCAGAATTACAATTAACTAAAACTTCAAACACCTCTTTCAATGTGAATGTAGGTCCTAGTGTTTCTGGAGGATTTTTCGCACCACTTGAGATGGAATTAGTTGCAAGTATTCTAGAAAATAGCACTGCATAATTATGGTAAAATATTTAAGTGGCAGAGTAAAGAGAACCCCTCAAGATCAATTGAAGGAGGATCGTTTTAGATATCTCAATCTTGAACAGGCAGAACCAAATTTAGCAGATCCTCCCACCAGTAATGTTCCAACTGGTCAACAGTTTCAGTTAATTGCTATTCCTGGTCAACCTGGTAAAAGATATTGGGTGCCAACAGGTGGTGGACTAATACCTGGTGCTATTACTATATTTGATGAGAATGTTCAAGTTAGTGCTGCAGATAGTATTACACAAGTAAATTTTGAAGGTAAAGCAGTCACAGCAGATGTTTCTGTTCAAAGTCCCTCTGGTCATCCTGGTTTTGCTGCTACAGTAACAGTAATACCAGTGACCGTAGGTGATAATCCTCCTAACACACCCACACCAAGAAATGGAGAACTCTGGTGGGAAAGTGATACTGGTGATCTATATGTTTACTATGAAGATGTAAATTCATCTCAGTGGGTGCAAGCAAATGCTGGTGGTCGAGGTGATGATGGAGATAAAGGTGATAAGGGAGAACCATCAACTGTTCAAGGTCCTCAGGGAATTCAGGGTGTCGAAGGTGAAAAAGGAGCACCTGGTAATGTATTAGCAAAAGGTGTTAAAGGTGAACCTGGTACTTCAATTAAAGGTGAACCAGGTGCCTCTATAAAAGGTGAACCAGGTGCCTCTATAAAAGGTGAACCAGGTAATGATATAAAAGGAGACAAGGGTGATCAGGGTGATCAAGGAGATAAAGCAGGTATTCTGTTTAAATTTGCTAATGCCACTTCAATGGTGGATCCTAATCCTGGTAATTTTAGATTTAACAGTACAGCATTATCAAATGTATCTGCAATAGCGATTGATGCTCTTGATAATAATAGTAACGATTTTTCAGATTTTCTCACTACATGGGATGATTCAACAAATACAGTAAAAGGAACTCTTGAAATTAAGTCGAATTTGAATACTGATACAACACATGCAGTATTTCAAATTACATCGATTACAGATAATGTTGGTTGGTTACAAATAGGAGTACAGAATCCAGTTGGTAACATTCCATCAAATTTAGAGGTATGTGTATTAAATTTTTCAAGAGCAGGAGATAAGGGTCAAAAGGGTGAAGTAAATGTAGCTGCTGCTGGAGCAAATACTCAAGTTCAATTCAATGACAATGGAAGTTTTGCTGGAGCTAACAATCTTCAATTTATTAAGAGTAATACTACCCCAGAATTGATATTAAAACCAAGTGATACATCAACGAATACAAATGGTGGATCTCTTACTGTACAAAATGCTAATAACTCAAATCATTCTCAACTTACTAGTGATGGGGCGTTAGAATTAAAAAGAACAAATGAAACTGTGACCACTGGTGGTCCTTATATTGATTTTAAAAATGCAGGAACTGATAATGATGCTCGAATTGAAATGGATATTGCCTCTGGTCAACAGAATAACGCAAATTATTCATCCATTGCATTTAAAACTGGAGGTAGTGGTTCTATATCTGAGAAATTTAGAATTGGAAAAGCAGGACAGATCGGTCTATCAGGTGCAAATTACGGTAATGCCAATCAAGTATTAACAAGTAAGGGAGCTAATTCTCCAGTTGAATGGACAACTCAATTAAATGATGACACAACTTATGATTTGATAGTTGGATCAAGTGGAAATGATGTCACTTTAACATTAGATGCATCAGTGGGTGATGATGATGCAATTCAAATAGGGGCAGGTACAAATGTATCTTTTGCAGGTGTAACAGCGACTGGATTCACAATCAATACATTAAATACGCAACTATCAACAGAGGAAGTTGAAGATATTGTTGGTGCAATGTTCAGTAGTAACACAGAGACTAGAATTAGTGCTACCTATGACGATAATGGTTCTGGAAATGGAAAAATAAATTTAGTTGTTGATGATATGACAGCTGATAATAACACAATATATGATTTAGGTACTGCAGATGGGGATAATACAAGTGAGGAAAAGATACAATTAACTGGAAATGATTCAACCACTGATACTGTGATTTTAGCTGTCGGTAGTGGTTTATCAATTCAACGTGACAATGCCAGTAATAAAATTACATTTACAAATACTGACACAGGTTCTGGAAGTAATAATACCTTTATAGGATTAACGGATACGCCTAGCAGTTTTACTGCAAGCAAGTTTGTTGTAGTTAACGCTGCTGGAAATGCACTTGAATTTGTTGATAATCCTAATACTCAATTAACAACTGAACAAGTACAGGATATTGTTGGTGCAATGTTTAGTAATAATACAGAGACTAGAATTAGTGCGACTTATCAGGACTCCGATGGAACAATAGATTTAATTGTAGATGACCAATCAGCAAATGATAATACAACTTATGATTTATCAGTTCCAAATAGTACAACCAAAATTAGATTAGCAGGATCTGATTCTACTAATGATGATGTCGAAATTGCTGGTGGTACTGGTATTTCTGTAACTAGAAATAATGGAAATAAATTGACAATTACAAACACTGATACAGGTTCGGGTGCTAATACAGATACAACTTATGACTTATCAGTACCAAATTCAACAACAAAGATTAGATTAGCAGGATCTGATTCTACTAATGATGATGTTGAGATCGCTGGTGGCACGGGTATTTCTGTAACTAGAAATAATGGAAATAAATTGACAATTGCAAATACAGACACAGGTTCAGGTGCTAATGAAAATTTTTATTTAACTGCATTGTCATTTAATACAAGCAATGGTGTATTAACAGCGACTGTAAATGGAGCGACCAACCCAACAGTTGATTTAGATGGTAGATATGTTTCACAATCAACAGGTGGTAGTTCGGGAATACCATCTGGAGGCATCATTATTTGGTCTGGTGCTGCAAATGCAATACCTTCAGGATGGTATCTATGTGATGGATCAAATAACACACCTGATTTAAGAGGGAGATTTGTTGTAGGTTATCATAATGGTGATGGTGATTATGATGTTAATGATACTGGTGGTGCTAAAAACGTAACTCTCCAAAGCTCTGAGATGCCCTCACACTTCCACTATTCATTTAGATCAGGAAATCATGGACAGTTGCAAAATGGTTCTAATTTAAGTGCTAATAATTATCCAGGTAGTGGTTCTGGTAGAGCAAATCTTTATGAAGGTTATAATATAAATTCTTCAGGTTCTGTAGCAAATGTTGGTAAGACATCAAATACACCTAGTGGAAGCACTTCTGCTCATGAAAATAGACCACCATATTATGCACTTTGCTATATTATGAAATCATGATATAATATAATTGAATAAAAAAATTTATTATGTATGATCAAACAATTAATAAACCTGAAGTCTTTTTAAATAGAGATTTTATTGGAGTGTGGGATAATGTCATAAAAGATGATTTTTGCAATTTTATTAAAAAAACTCTTGATGAGTCAACACAGATTGTACTTAGAAGTAATACAAGTGTTAAAGATACGCAATTAGATATAGCAGCATTTAACCCATTGATATCTGCTCACATTATGTGTGCGGTCAGGTCTTGTTTAGTGGAGTATATTGAATGGTATCCATTTTTAAAAAATTTTAATTATCATAGCACCACTTGTTTACTGCAAAAAACAGAACCGACTGAGGGGTATCATGACTGGCACTCAGAGTCAAATAATATCGCTTGTGCTAATAGAACTTTGGTTTGGTCAGTATATTTCAATAATATTGATGATAGTGGTGAGACAGAGTTTTTATATCAAAAACAAAAAATAAAACCCAAAGCAGGTAGAATAATAATTTTTCCAGGTTCTTTCACTCACTTACATAGAGGAAATCCACCATATCAATCAAAATATATCGCTACTGGTTGGCTAGCGAGTAATGATATGAATGTTCCAACCACCCTACTGTAGTATAAATATCTGAAACAATATGTTATGGAAACAGAATACTCATTAGTAAAAGAATATTTTGGAACAGATTATATCGGTGCTCTTCGACATATGAGAGATACTTTATTAAGAGAGAGTGATTGGACACAATTTACAGACTCCCCACTATCTGTTACAAAAAAGGATGAGTGGAAAACTTATCGTCAAGAATTAAGAGATTTGCCAGCGACTGAAGCAGATCCAGAAAACGCAACCTTTCCCACTAAACCATCATAATAAATAATAAAAAATTATAATTTATGGCAGTAGATTTTCCTAATTCACCAAACACTGGTCAAGTGTTCACAGAGGGAAATATCTCATGGAGATATAATGGATATGCTTGGCAAAGAATACCAGATCCAGGTGAGAAAGGACAACCAGGTATAAAAGGAACAAAAGGAGATATTGGACCACAAGGACCAATAGGTAATTTTGGTGGAGCGACTTTTCAATACCAATTTAATAGTGCCACAGATGACTCAGATCCTGGTGATGGAAAATTAAAATTAAGTTCAGGTACAGTATCAAGTGCGACTAAGTTATTCATTGATGATAAAGATGGTGGAGATACAAATACAGATATTCAACCATTTCTAAGAACGATTGCGGACTCTACTTCAACAATCAAAGGACATTTTAGAATATCAAATAAAAATATAGCAGATGATTTTGCACTCTTTACCATATCTGCGATTGAAGAAGCGACTGGTTATTTTAAAGTTACATGTGCACATGTTTCAGGTAGTGCGAGCTCATTTGATAACAATGAAGATATAATCATAACATTTGCTAGAACTGGAGATCAAGGTCAAAAAGGTGATCAAGGTATTCAAGGGATTCCAGGCACACCAATTAATTATGATTTAGAGGTCACGAATGGCACCACAACTATTAGTTTAAAAGGTTCAAATGGTACAACTGATAATGTTCAATTAGTTGGTTCGGGTGCTGTATCCATTACTAGGGATAGTGCAACTCAACTCACAATAACTGGCACCAATACTCAAAAGAGTGAAGAGGAAATAGAAGATATAGTGGGTGGGATGATTAATACCACAACTGGTATTACTGTAACATATGATGACAATGCCACTGAAGGTGACGGTGCAGGTAAATTAAATTTTGTAAATACGATTGATCATTTTGTTGATCTAAATGATACACCCCCTAATTATACAGGTCAAGCACATAAATTTGTAAGAGTTAATAAACCTGATGCAACTAATAATGATGGTAATGGATTAGAATTTGCAACTCCTCTTAACACTACTTACGCACTTAGTGCAACGCAAAAAGATGATGGAACTAATCCTGGTAGTCCTTCAGCAAATGATAATGATCCATTTCTTTTCTTGGATGGATCGTCAGGTTCAGATTCACATATTCAAATTAAAGGTTCTGGAACCGTTTCTGTCGCAAGAAATTCTACTGGAGATGAAATAACAATTACTGGTGATGATACGAATGTTAATACACAATATTCCATAAGTGTTGAGGCTGGTGATGATGCGTCTGCGGAGAAATTAAGATTATCTGGAACTAACAGTGTTGATGATGATGTATCATTCAAGGCAGGAACAGGTTTAGCAATATCAAAACAGACAAGTGGTGCTGATTTTATTCAATATGATGGTACTTATGAATTACATGCATTAGCAACTGGTAGTCCAGCAACTGCCACAAATCCTAATATAACCCTTATGAGTGATAGTACAAGTGCTGTTACGAGTGGTTCAATTCAATTGATTGGAGAGGGTGGTATAACAGTAACAAGAAATGGAACTACAGAGATAAAGATAAATGGATCTGGTGCTGGAAGTGACAGTTTTGTAAATAGTGTGACCATGGGTTCATCTGGAACACTCACGATAGGAAGAAATAATTCTTTAGCAGATTTAACTACCGATATTTCATTTACTTCTTTAAAAGATACACCCGCTAACTATACAAGTCAAGCACATAAGTTAGTAAGAGTTAATAAAAATGGATCAACAAATGATGGAACAGGATTAGAATTTATTGATCCATCAACAGTGGGAGAAAATACAACTTATACATTACCTGCTGGTGGTTCAGACAGCACTGATTTTGGAAATGGAAACGCAACTATTACTTTAAGTGATTCAAATTCAC